CCTCTTCCCGCCGCACCGACTGCAGGCGTTCCAGCATCGCCGCCAGATCCTTGAATCCGTCGACCTTGAATTCCATGCTCATGTATCGGCCCGCGCCGCTGCCGTGATCTCCACGCCCTCACGCCGGCCGATCTCTTTGACACCGGTGATATCGTACTCCCGGCCTTCGCAGATCAGCCGGTCCTTTGGCGTGATGGCCCCGGTCAGGTCTGACCAGCGCACCACGAACCGGGCGGTGATGCGGGCCGCCACCTGGGCCGCCGCAACCTGTTCCCCGTCCGACACGAACCGGCGTTGCGCCCAGACCGGCGGCCCGTAATCGGCCCAGGACGGAACTGCGGCGAACCCGTCATCTGTGGCGGTGAACCGGCGGAACTGCACCCGCCGGTCAAGCTTGCCCGCCTCCATCAGCTGCGCAGCAGCAGCGCGATCTGATAGGTGGCCGCAGCCCCGGCCGAGTTGGCAATCCGCAGAATATCCGCCGTGCCGGCCACAATCGCCCCGAACCCGCCGACCGCATCGCAGCCGAAGAACAGGAAAGCGCCGGGCCGCAGCGGGCCGAAGGTCGGGGTCGTGCCGCCCAGGAAGGTGGTGATCGGGCTGGTGCCGCCGCCGATGGTCAGGTTGGTGGTGTTGGGCGGCGCACTGGCCAGTTTCGGCGCATTGATGATCAGCGCCCCCACCAGCGTGGTGGCCGCGATATCCACGCCATAGACCGTTTTCAGCGCCGTGCCGTTCAGGTCCAGATCGTCGTTGGCCGCAGATGCTAGGGTGCGCTCATCGGCAAACAGCAGGTTCGCCTGCCCGGACCCGTTGCCCATCGAAAACTGCAGCACATCCTGCACCACAGCGCTGAAATTTGCCGCCCCGTAATCGTGGGCACCCAGCTGGGTGGCCTCGAAAATGGCCGAAAGCTTGGCAGATACCGTCATCGCTCATCTCCTTGATGATAGGGTGCACCCCGCATCAGCCGGTCACGGGCTGGCAGGGTCTGTCAGAAATCCTTGGCAGATGGTCCCGGCATGGGCCGGGCGGGGTCAGAACAGGCGGCTATGCGGCTGCACAACGACCGAAGATTTCGCGACGGGCAGCACCAGCGGACGCGGAGCGAACGGGCCTTTCGCCCGATAACCCTCGATCAGGATCACCGGCAGGGGCGGCGGCAGAAACCACTTCAGAAGTTTGAGCATAGCGCTCTCCACTGGTTCACAGAGACGGCGAGTTGCCCCGCCGCCCTTCGTCAGACGATCTCAGAGGTCTGGCAGGGTCTGTCAGATTGGCATGATCCGATGCCGCAACATCAGCCATTCGGCGTTGATCGCGGCAAGGTTCACCGGCTGGCCGGTAGATTGCCCGCGCCGGTCATACAGGTCCGTCGCAATCAACTTGATTGCTGCCTTCAAATCCTCCGGCACCGTGGCAAAGCCCACCGAATAGGTGATGATCACAGGAAACCCTTCTGCCGTCACCGCAGGCCAGTCCGTCGAAGGAACCAGCAGCGCGGGGCTGCTGCCATAAACAACCGCGCCTGTTACGGGCGAACCCTGCGCGACAAAAGATGTGACGCTGGCCACGTCGCCTCCGGGCAATTCCACCGGTTCCAAGCCAACCGGCAAGCCGGGCAGATGCAGGACCGCCTGCCGCTGCACCAAAAGGCGCTGCGTCCATTTCTCTGCGACCTCGGTCGCGGCCTTGGAAATGTCATCGATCAGGCCGTCCTCGCTGTCGTCATCGACGCGCAGATGGGCTTTCATATCCAGCAGCCTTACGGCTGCGGAAGATAGGGCGGCGGGCACCCAGAGTCGGTTTCTTGGCCGATAGGTCATCCCGCCGCCCTCTGTTCTTCTGTTTTCAGGAAGCCGCGTTGCGGAAAGCGCGAACCTTGCCAACGTCCACAAGGTTGCCGCCCGAACGCATCCACGCAAGGAAGCCGACTTGACCTTTCTTGGTGAACGCCGAGTCGGTGAAGCGGAACATTTCGACCTGCATCACGTCGCGGATGTAATAGCCCGAAAAGTCACCGAACAGGATCGACTTGGCGCTTGCCGCCATCGCGGCCACGTCCTGGTTGATATAGACCGGCGCACCAAGCATCGTGTCGGGCATACCGCCGGGGACGTTGTTTTCGTACCCCGGAATGAAGATCGGGCGGTTCTGCCCGTCTTTCAGTTGCCGGATCACGCGCAGAGTGGAGTCCGCGAACATCCACCCAGCAGACCGGCGATAGGCCGGGTCAAGTGAATGCTGCGTTGCAATCAGCGAATCGAACGTCACGGCAGTAACCTGCGACGTTGCGTTTGCAGCGGTCACGCCGATGATTGCCGCCGTCGCAAGGCCGTTGGGCTGCGAAGAGCCGGTGCCAGTGGTGAACATCTGGTTGGTGATCCGGCCCAGGCGCGTGATCAGACGGTCCTGGACAAACGCTTCGATGTCCACCGAAGAGTCCTGCAGCAGCTCGAACGGCACCGTGGCAACCTTGGAACTGAACTTGTAGACCGGCAGGCTCACCGTGCCGAAAGACGGGTCAAGATCGGTCGCGGTCGTGTTTTCCGCGATGATTTCGCCCACTTCCGCCGTGCCGTCCGAAGTCGGAAACGACAGCAGGCCGTGACCCGACGTTGAAATGACAGTGGAAACCTGACGCATACCGCCAAACTCTTTCAGCGCGTCGATCACCTGTGCGGCAACCACACTGTCAACCGTGAAACCGCCTTCCGAGTTGGTCGTCGTGGACATGGTGTTGCGGATCGTCGCCCAGTCGTTTTCGTTCAGGGCGCGGTCGCCGCCTTTCAGCCACTTCGCATAGACCGAAAGGCCGCTGTCCTTTTGATCATGGCCTTTCTTGGCCGAAAGTTCGGCAACATCGTTCGTGCGGGTGTCGGCGGCAATTTTCTCGTTCATCGCATTGATGCGCAAAATCTTGGCATCGATTGCGTCGATGTCTTTCATCGAGTTGTCGTAGACGGCCTGATCTTCGGCGGTGAACTCGCCTTCCTTCTTAACCAGGTCCTGCAGCGCATGGGCAATCGCGCCGCGCTGCTCACGCAGTGCTTGGATAGACATGTGGAAACTCCATCTAAGGGCCGGGCGTCGCCATCACGGCGGGCCTCGAATTATCTGGCGCGGCGCGTCAGATTCCGGTGGCGGCAAGGCGGGCGGCAAGCTGCCGCTGGCGCGTCGCGCGCAAGTCTGTTTTCGGGTGCGGCGTCACGTCCGGTTCCGGCGCGCAATTCACGGCCTCCGGTTGCCAGGGCGCGGCCTTGTAGGCGCTCAGATCCCAGCGCGCGGCGGGCCGCTGCAGGTTTTCCTGGATCAGCCTGTCGGCCAGGCCTGCGGTCACCGCCTCCTGCGCGTCGAACCAGGTCTCGGCTGTCATGACATCAAGCCATTCTGCCTTGTCCTTGCCGCTGCGGCGGGCATAGGTGTCGGCAATGGTGCCGTCGATCTTTGCCAGCAGGTCAGCCGTCTCGCGCATGTCCTGTTCGTTGCCGATTGCCATGCCCCAGGCGCGGTGCACCATCAGCATGGCACCTTCCACCATTTCAAGCGATGCCGCCTCGGTGGCAATCACGCTGGCCGCCGAGGCGGCAAGGCTGTCAACCCGCGCCGTGATCGGCTCTGCGTGCGACCGCATGGCAGCGACCATGGCCTGCGCGCCAAAAACCGATCCGCCGGGCGAATTGATCCGCAGCGTTACCGGGCCGGATGTCTGCGACAGCGCAGAGATAAACTGGCTCGGGCTGATCCCGCCCCAGAACATCGCCTCATCGTCATCGGATGCGATTACGTCGTAAAGCCACAGCGTCGATCCGTCTGCACGGATACCAGCACCCTTGCCCTTGTTGGCCAGCCTGAATTTCATCAGCGCGTTCATGGCGTTCATCTTGCCAGCGACACGGCGGACAAACCCTGACGGGTCAGCATCTGGTCAATTTCCGCGATCTTGGCCGCCAGGGCATCCGGGGAATCCGCCGAAACTTGCATCAGCATCGGGGGCCTGTTGTAAAACGCGGTGAATCTGGGTTTTTCCGGCTTTTTGGGCGGGAAATTGCCGGATTGGTACTCTTCCAGTGTCATTCTGCGGCCTCGTCTGTCAGGGGTGTCTCGTTGCGGGCTGCCGGTGCAGCCGGTTCCGCCTGCGGCACAGTTCCCGTCATCTTCCGGGGAAAGCGCAGCAGCGCCCGGCCCTCTTCGATCGACATGAACGCAGGCTCACCAGCCCGGCCAAGCGCGATGCGTACCGCTTCAAACATCGCCTTCGTATCGCCGCGCTCCAGTTCGGTGGTGTCAAACTCGGCAACCCTGTCTGGCTTCATGAAGAACTTGCGGTTGATCTCGTTCTGAAAGGCGTTCAGGTGGTCGCGCAGGGTATAGCGCACGAACCCCGCGCCCATCGCCTCCACGCCGGTGCCCCAGCTGCTTGTCTTTTCGGTATGGCCGATCATGAAAGGCTGCACGCCAAAGGCGCGGGCCACTTCCTCGACCTGAAACTTGCGCGTTTCCAGAAGCTGCATTTCCTCCAGCGGCATGGTCAGCGTATGGATATCCAGCCCGCCTTCCAGCAGCATCGGCTTGCCCGAATTCTGCGGCCCCTGGTGCTTGTCCAGCATCTCCTGAATGCGCGCGTATTGCACATCGGTCAGGTTGCCCGAAGATTTCAGCGCATAGTCCGGCCGCGCCGAATTCAGCAGGAAGTTGGCCGAAAAATCCTGCGCCGTAATGGCCAGCCGCCCGGCACTGCGCAAGGAATTCCGCAAGGCCGACAGCCCGCGCAGACCGTTGAAGCCAAACCCTGGCACATGCAACATATCGTCTTGGTCAATGGCCCGGATCGAAGAGGCCCTCGGCTCGGTAATTGTCGAATCCGGCTGCACCTCATAGAGCAACCTTTCGCCGTCACCTTTGCAGATCACCCGCACACGAATTGGGTGGATCGGCACAAGTCCGCGAATCCCCCCGTTTCGGTCGCGCAGGATTTCCGCAAAGGCGTCCCCATGCAGCAGCTTTGATTGCGCCAGAAACGACCAGCCGGCGGCAGCCGACCACCGGGGGCAGAACTCTTCGTTCAGCTTCCACCACAGGTCGGACCCGAAATCGCGCGACAGATCGCCTTCGCGCGACCGTGTGTAGACGTGCATCGGCAAGGATGCGATGGCACCCGCAATCAGCGTGGTGCAGGCATAGACGGCAGTCACCGCCAGCGCAGCCGCCTCGCTCGGGGCTTGTGACGTGGCCGATCCGGTAAACGACTTCCACACCCCATCGCCGCGCCGGATTTCCGCCGAACCGACCTCGTTGCGCGCGCCGAAGACCCGGCGCAGGGATTGCAGTAAATTCATGCGAACAACCGCACCCTCGGCTCTATAGCCCCCGCTGCCTGCGGATTCCGCGCCATGAGCGCGAAAGCGTTGAACCCCGCCATTAGCGGGTCGATCTTGGCCTTGCCTGCCGCCTGTTTCGTGATGTGCACGGCATTCCCCTTCTGCTCGGCGCGGGCATTGCCCAGCACCCAGGCCATCATTGGCTGCCCGCCATGGCGGTACGTGCCATCCATCAGCTTGCGTTCCATGCCCCAGATCGACTTCGACAGCGTGTAATTCTGCGGGATCGCGTTCATCTGACCCAGCGCAATACCCGACACCGTCAGTTCATCCACCAGCGCCGCCACCCCAGCCGGGTCCAGGCCGATTGCGGCCTCTGCCGGCAACAGCCCGTCATCGTTCAGCGCGCCGACAATCTCTGTCAACTCTTCGAAATCCTGCGTCGGCCAGGCGCAGATTGTCAGATCGCCCGCCGCTTCGAAATCGCGCAGCACCGGCACAATCTCTTTCCGCCGGTCCAGCACCGTCGGGTGCGCCCAGGCATGAAACCACGCCAGCCAGGCCATCGTCTCGCGGCACCGCCCGGTCACGCACAGCCCCAGAAGGTCATCCGCCCCGCCGCCGTCAATCCCCACCACCGCCACATCGCAGCGCTCGCGGATCGCGTCCAGCGTCACCGGCAGCGCGTCTTTCGCCCCCTGCCAGAAATCGGCCCCGATCCAGCGGTTCGAATGCAGCGCCAGCCCGACTTCGACATTCAGATGCTGCGTCGCCCAGGCAATGATTTCGCCGGTGCCATCTTCCTTGGCCCGCGCATAGCCATCCAGCAGCGCATCCAGCGCAATCGACCGGTCCAGATTGGGCGTCACCATGTGCCACAGATCCGGGTTCAGCCAGGCCTTGTCCTTGCTGATCTGGATCGCTTCCGGAAATTCGTACAGCACCGGCAATGTCTTGACCCGCTCGGTGATCTTCCCGTCCCGCACCCCACGGGCATAGTGCAGCTCGGTCCTGAACACCCCTTCCGGCGGATGGTCGGACTGCGTCGTGATCATCACCAGCAGCGATTCCGGGAACGGCATCATCCCGCCCCGGATTTGCCGGATCACATCCGCCGCATAGGGCACCGACCCCAGAACGTGGATTTCATCGATCAGGGCAAAGATCGGCTTCACCCCGGTCAGAACATCCATGCCAAAGGTGCGCACCATCAGGCGGGCATTCGTGGTCCTGTCCCGGATTGTTTTTATGTTTCCACCCTGCACATGGAACCGCTTCTGCAGAAACCCGTCCGGGTCCGCTTCGATCATCCCGCGCGCCTGTTCAAAGGCCACTTCGCTGATCTTCTGCGTCGGGCCGATGATCAGCATGTCGGCATTGCGCCGCTTGTTCAGCAGCAGAAAGGTCAGCGCAATCGCCGCCGCACTGGTGGTCTTCGAATTCTTCTTCGGCACCAGGATAAAGATTTCGCCCACCTGGCGCACTTCCGGCCCTGCCGCACTGGTGGCCATCGACCCGAAGGCGGCGCGCACGATGTCGCGCATCCATTCGCCCGCCGCCTCACGCAGCTCCGGCTGCCCGATCACATCCGGCAGCCGCAGCTTGTTGAAGATACCGACCGCCCGTTCCGCCTTCGCCATATCCAGCGGCAGATCGGCAATCGGCGTCTCGCCCCGCGTGAGCTTTTCCGCCCAATCAGGACAGGCGAAGTCGAACACCATTACTGGACCGTTCCTTCACCATCCAGCAGGTCGCCCCAGCCCATCGGCGGCAGCTTTGCCGCCGCAACTGCTGCTTCCTTCTTGCCCAGAACCGGCGTCTTGCCCTTCTTGTCCCCGGCCCCCTTCGGCGCGCGGTCGGGATGCGGGTCGATGATATCCTTCAGCATCCGGATCGACGGCACATGCCCTTCGCGCGTCCGCTGCATCAGAACGTCGATCATCATGCCCTCGACATAGACGCGGCCATTCTGCAGCTCACCCGAAAAATGTTTGCGCAGCGTGTCGTCATCGATCCCCATGTCTGTCGCGATCCGCTCATGCGACCACCCCGCAGCAGCCCGCGCCGCCACAAACATCTGATTTTCCTTGGTTTTGGCATAAGACGGGCGTCCGCGCCTGTCCCTGATCGGCACCACAGGCAGACCGAACAGGTCAACCTGAGCCGCCTCCACGGTGGCATCCTGCGATTCCATCCCCATCCCCCGAAAAAAACCCCCGAATGTGAAAGCTCGCCGGTCTAGGCCGCAGGGGGGTCCAG